ATGTATTTACCTGGTTTCAAGTCTAATGCTTTAGGTTTAGTAAGCATTAAGCAAGCTAATTCATGACCTTCAGCTCCGCCGGTCCATTCTGATAAACTAAATAATTTATTAAGTACTATATAGTCTCCATATATATTTATTACTTTAGCCCCGTTTAAAGGATGGTAATCGCCATTAGTCTTAAAAGCAACTATATCCATACCGGCATAATACTTATCTATATCGTCAACCTCCAACTTGTTAAAGTAGTATGTGGGTTCTGTTATCTTACTAGCATTAACTAATAAACCCCACTTATCTACAACAACTGGTTTAGTTAAGCCTGAAACATTCTGCTCTACTATATAATCGTTGTACTCAATGTAATCGTCGCTAAAGTTTTTTAAGTTCTTAGTATCAATACCATCGCTTGCGAAAAAGAAATAGCAGTTATCGCTTTTTTCATCAACAACTGATCCGACACAGTTTGAGTCATCTCTAAGGTAGGTCTCAGTTGAACCAATAAACTTATTACCTCTAATATTTTGAACACTACCAGCGTCACTGCCGTTAGTTGTTGATACCTCTATATTATTAGCGTGCCTGTATTCTCCTTTTGGAATTAGCCTCTCGTCTAAGTCCTTATTCATTCTACCCGCGGTAAAAGTGTTTTTTAATATAGCCATGTACTACTACTTTATGGGTTTACTTATACCTTTTAATATTTGAGTGAACTCTTCTATTTTTATATTTGATAATCTTATCTTAGCTTTCCTAGCCTCAGCGAACTTTTCTTTCTTGAACCTTTGCACAATGTACTCAGGTATGTTAGATCTAGAGGATAGTATACCGTATAGTATCCATTTATAAACTGCTTCTTCAGCAAATTTATGAACCACCATCTCTTCATCGGTACCTAAGCCATCGCTAATATAATCTAAAACCACAGTAGAGCCAGCTAAGTTTGAGCCAAAATGTATAAATCCTTTTTTGTAATCTATATAGAAGGTTCCGTTATCTTGCGCATGTTGAGGATCTAAACCGTATCTACCACCCGTGTTTTGCTGGAAAAAGTTTTCGCTTTCGTAATTGTCACCTCTCAAGTCTATAGGTGTTTGACTCTTGTAGTTCGACCATGTAGATGATTCATTTGCATAACCTAAAGAATCCTCACCGGCGTCGGGAGTGTAAACATCATTAGGTGCTGTACCTTCACTGTCCCCAAAATTACCATCGTCATTGTGATCAAAATCATATACGCCATCGCTATCTTGATTTATCTTAAAAGGGTTTGAAGTCTTACTAGTTGGGTATAAGTTTCTTTTTATACCATCGCTACCACTAGTAGTCAACTTAACATAGTTAACATAATCCTGCGGTATTATCATTTTTAAAGTATTGGGTACTTCTATTTCTTGAGATTTAACAGATCTAAAAATATCGTACGAAAACTCCTGTATAGCTCTCATGCCATGAAACTGTACGTCCGTTCTACTAACTTTAGATATTAACTTGCTTTCACCCACGTAAGCTACCATAAACCCACTTATAATATCAGCTAAAGATGTAAATTGATAGTCGCCGTAGCTAGGTGAAGCATCGTCATAATAATCTCTTTGCGTTTGATTTAGTAACCCCATAATTAATTATTTTTTTTATTCTCAGTATTAGCAGCATCTTGAGCGGTTACTGAAAGTAGTTCTACATCATTTGTAGCTATACCAGCTAATTGTAGTATTCTCATAACTAAGTTATTTTCCTCACTAATGTGAATATCAAAATCTATTGATTCGTTGCTATTGTACATAGGTGTCCCACTGACAACTACGTAAGCCCAATTAGCATTTTCTGGCTTAGTTGTGTAAGTTATATCGACAACCAGATTAGTAGCTGGATAAACTCTAACGTAACCATTTTGTTCTACATACACAGGTCTTTTAACCGTTGGCGCTGTGAGAGGATTAATCAAAATCTCTCTTAATTCGCTATCGTCAACTCTTTCTACATAAGTAAGTAAACCCAAATCAACGTTATATAAAGTTAGGCTGGATACATGGTATAAGTTACCTGGTAATGGATGGAAAGGTTCATCTTTGACTAAAGAGGTAGTAGATAAATGCATGGATATTCTAGACTCTAAGGTTTCTATTTCATCAGAGTATTGCTTGTTGTTTTTAGCTTTTAATTGAGCTGTTCTTAAGTCATGAAAATAGTTATCGAATATCTCTTGCTGAGCTTGGTTAGCAAAAAGATTAAAATTTTTAGGTGTAATATAACCCCTCTGTTCCTTGTTTGCTAGAGCTTGAACTTTTTGATACACCGTATTCACGTTGATTCTTCTATAACCCATAGTTTCTTTTATTTACAATAATATAGTTACACAACAGAGTGATATGTTACTATATAAAAAAACCACCCTATTCAAGAGTGGTCTTAGTTTTATTTGTTTTTTAATCTATCGTTTTCTTTAGATAAAAACTCCACCTTAACTTTCAAAGCTTCAACCTCACCAGTCAATAGAAGCACTCTATCCCTGAGCTCATCCTTCTCATCAGACGATCTAGCCAACATAGCTTCTAAATTACAAACTCTATTCTTTAAGTCATCTCTGTACTGCATACCATCGTCATTTTTACTAGCTTCGTTTCTTTCCTGAGATTTCATTTTCATTCTAGCTTCTAGGAATTTCCATATACTAGCCGAACCTAAAACACCAATTATAGTTATTAATATTTGAACATAATCATCCATCACAAACCTTTTTCTATCTTCTCGTTAAATACTCTAACTGTATTCCAGAAAGTTAAAACACAAACTACAAACCAAGTTACGTTAGAGCTACCTAAACAACTATTCATATATAGGTTAACTAAAACAGCTACGCTGAGTAATGATGCTGCTTGTACAGATACTAATCTATAGTTTAAACTATCACCCCATAATACAGCCCAAAATTGAAACACACCACACATAAATGACAGCATTATTAAGACTGCACTTGGTTGTTCGAACTCTCTAACTATTAGGCATGGTAGTGCTATTAAATTGAATACAGCTATAGTTATTTCACTAGGTTCACTATCGCTGTACCAAAATAAATTCTTAAGTTTTTTTAAACCTTTCAAAGCTTATTCTTCTGGTAAAAACTCTTCTATTAAATCTCTAGCTTCTTGTTTATTTAATATAGAGTTGTTTGGGTAACTTAAACCAACACCTAAATTAAGTAATTCTGATATTTCTCCATCTATGAAACTAGCTTCCCACTTTATTAAATAGTAATTAGATCCGTCTATAGTAAGGTTTATAGCCACACCCAAATCTGAAGCGTTTTCTTTCGCAACTTCAGCGTAGGTAGTTGGTAAAAATTCTTCAAGATTACCCTCGCTATCGTATTTAGCTTTTTTTAACCTATCAAAAACTCCAGGTATATTGGAGTTATAGGTAGCTTCATTCAAACATAAGCAAATATTAGCTTCCATTATTTTCCGTATTTTTCTTTTGTTACATTAAAGTTATTTAAAATATCATCAGCATCTAATGTTTTATGGTAAAAAAGTACATCACCTACCATGTCTGGATAGAATCTTTCGTAAATAGTTGACCCAATGTTGAAATCCCTACCAATAGTTAACTTCTGCTTACTACCCAGAGAGTAATCATTAGTTGAAGTGTCCGACCCTAATTCGACGCCGTCTATGTACATTTTGTACGTAGTGGGACCAGTTCTAACAGCAACCACATTATACCATTCACCTATTACTGCGTTTGTGTTAAAGCTCAAGGATAATCCACTAACACCTCTAACTTCAAACCCATTCTTATTAGTACTATTACCTCTACTTATTATACAAAAATCGCTTCCAGCGTCATCCCCAAGAATAGCTATAGCGTTGTAGGATGAGTTGTGCCTAATGTAATCGTATTTAGCCCAAACACTTAAAGTAAAATTATCATAACCAGTTTCGTATTTTATTGATGAAAAGGTGCAACTACCTCCGTAACCCATGAAAACACCATCACTACTCTCTACCGTTCTAACTAAAGCGTCGGTACTGTCTCTCCTATCAGAATGATCACTACTAACTTTAACTAATGCTGGTAGCATTATTGGTTTCGCAAGTGGTTGAGAGGCATTATACCTATTAAAAGCTCTATCCATTGAGGCTATTTGGATTACACCATTACCAGATAACCCTCTAATCCAACTACCGCCATTCAAGGTTACATTGTTACCAGATGACGTTGATGAGTTGTACGCTGTAGAGCCAATGTGCTCTGTCATCGCCCACCAAAAATTCAAATCATTAGACTCTAAATTAGTGTTTGGGTTTTCAATAGCCAACTTGTTTGGGTTTTGGTGATCGTACAAAACATCACTTACCGTGAAAGCTTCGCTATACATTTGTATGTTGCATAAATCTACTTTCGCAAACGAATTGACTCCATCTCCACCAAATGTATAAAGTCTATTATTATAACTATCTTTAGAGTTATCAAAAACTATAACTACTCTATGGAAAGATCCAGTACTAATATTATTAGTTCCAGATTGTACAGCTCCATCAATATATATAGTTGTATCGGTAGCATTTAAAACTAACAAACCACCATTAGTGGTTAACTTAACATCTCTAAAACCCAACATAAACTGGTCACCAAGCTCCATAATGGTTTTATAGGTGAGTGATTGGGGTGCTCTAACAGTGAAAGCTACGGTTTTAAATGCTTGAGTTGTACCACTAAGCTGTCCGTAGGCGTTAACCCCATCAAAACTATAAGCAACACCAGTCTCAGCAACACCGTTTAAACTATCAATACTATCAGTGTAGTTCAACGATGATGCGGTTTGTGTCTTTTTTGAAAAAGATATATTAGAAACTAACTGATCTTTTATTATAGACTTAAGCACACTACCTATCCTACTAGAGATTAATGTTAAAGTATTTAAACCTAACATAATACTAACCGTTGTAAACTAGAGCACCACCACCGGTTGCTATACTTACAGAAGTAAACTTACCAACTATTGTTATACCAGCGGGTATATCTACAGCTGTTAAAGACTCACCCGTGGAAGCAACACATGTTACTGTAGAATCTGCTATAACTTGAATAGCGTTAAAATTACCACTAGCAGATAACGTTCCGGTTCTTAAGTAATTAAAACCTTTTTGACCAAAAGCAGCTAATTGATAATTACCTGGATTCGATAAATTTGAGTAACCCATTTTTTTGTTTTTTTAATTAATAAAACTTATTGAATAAGTGAAAAAGGAAACTAGTCCTCACTTTAAACTATTACATAATAACTACCACAATTAAAAATAGCCACCCAAAATGAGTGGCTATAATTATACTAATTAAGATTGTTTTATTTCATCTTTTTCTCTATAGAACTTAAAACATTCATTCCTTCATCTGTCTTAAACCAAGCAGCTAGTGCTGAGTATGGGTGTTCATCAAAAGGGACAGTCATTAACTTCCTGTCGTTAGAGCCCCAGGAAAAAGTTCTATTATCTTGAGACAATTTTAATATACCACATTCAGTAGCCTTTATACCTAGATTTCTTAAACTAACATTATCGTCATTAACTAATTCTAAGAACAAAGATGGATTTGATTTAGCAAATATAAGCAAATCTCTTTTAAGTTCCTTAGAACTAACGGAATCAACCTTAGAACCGATCTCTGTACGCATTATAGCTTCAGCTTGATCAATGTCTAGTGTCATAGCTGTGTTCATAGCCTCTAGTTCTAAGTGAATGTCAACTATCTCATCTTGAGCTTCAGCAACGTCATCTCTCTCTAGATATACTTTGTTTTTAGCCGGGTGGTAGATAGATAACATTTTCTGTAGGTTTTGTAAATTTTTTGGAACAACCAAACCTCCATTAGTGAATACTATCTGAGCTAAGTGCTTCTCTCCAGACATCTCATCTACAAAACAAGTCTTTTGGTTTCTAGTGTAAAGAAGTTCTCTTTCGTACCCCTTATCTTCATCAAAGTAATATATACCTTTAGCTTTTAACCTCAAAGTTAGCGGCGACCTATTACCTCTTAAATAATAAAACCTATCTTTAATTTCCCAAGAAGGTTTTTCAATGTTTTTAGTCTCAACAGACTCCACCTTTGGAGTGTTATCTACTTTACTATCAGTAGTTTTTGCAACTACTTCTTTCTTTTTTGCCATAATATAATATAATATAAATTAAAAAAAAATAGAGAGGAGAATTAACTCCCCTCTATAATAATATAAATTATCCTTTAAGCATAACGAAATTGTTAGCTCCTTGAACAATTAGACATCTTTCAGTTAAGAAGTGCATTTCCATAGCATCGATATCTGATGTGGTTGCGCCGACAGAACCAGTAGTCCAAGTCTTGTATTTACGGTCTTCCATTTGTGAAGCACGGTAACGTACGTGTAAGAAAGGACGTTTTAAGTTTTTACCTAAATTCTGGTCGTACACAGTCGAAGTACCAGCAGGTACAAACAAACCTCTAATAGGACCTAACCCATCACTTGCACCTCCATCCGCTACATCCGCAATGCTTCCACGTGTAGACTTGTCATTTAGATATTTCCAGTCAGTTTTGTAGAAATCGTAAGAACCTCGACGGAAACCATTGAAACCTAAGTTAAGAGCCATATCAGCGTCATTATCAAATACCCCAAACGAGCTAGCTCCTGCACCACCTAATTGGTTTTGACCAGCAAGAAAGTCGTCAACGGCTAGAGCTGAAGTTCTATCTAAGAACATCATGTACTCTTCAATAGCACCCTGCTTGTCGAATTCCTTAAGAATAATATCAATTTCATCAAGCTCTAAAGTAGCATGGCTGATATTACCTCTACTTTCAACAGCAGCAAATAAACCTTCAGTACCATCAGGTACAGCTGCATTCGCCCCGTCATTTAACTCAGATTCTAGCATAGACATTTCACAGTAATCTGTAAATCTAGACTTAGTATCACCAGCAGCTTTTAAGTACCACAAGTAACCTGATTGACCGTCTTCACCTGAAACTTCAACCCAACCAACTTGAGAAGCATCTGAACCAGAGATTTGGTAGAAGTCCTTCATGATGATAGGTTTGTTAGAGAAAGACTTAAAGCCTGGTTCGTTAGCTACGCTACGACCCGGTGAGCCTTTAGCAAACTCAGAACCGAAAACAAATAAACTAACTGTTCCGTTACCAATACCAGCTACAGCCAAAGTAGTATCTGTGTAAGGGTATACGGTTACTAAACCAGCTGCGCTTACGGTTGAAACATAACATTTTACAGTTCGATCCGCGTCGGAGACTATCACTGTGTCACCTTCACGAACACCGTGAGCGCCACTCGCGGCTGTGTTACCATCAACGTCAGCAGTAATACTTATAACACCACTAGTGTTACTACCTGTGTATGATAAATGTAGACGACCTTGCTCTGACCATATAACTTGATCTGCCGACATACTTTCTTCAGCTCCTACTTTTTCTAAGAAGCCACCAATTGTTCTATTACCAAATACCTCTGCTTCTTTTTCGATTAGATCTGGTAAGTATTGTTGTGCCCAGTCGTTATCACCAGACGTAAAGTCTAGGTAGTTACTAGGAAGAGTCTGCTTTGCAGCAGCTGGAACCTTGTTAAGGAGTGCTCCTGGATTTAATGCCATTTTTTCAATTTTTTAAATTAACGTTTATTTTTTCTTTTAAATTTGAAGTCTCTACTTGATTCACCTAAAACCTTATACTTAACGCCACCCACTTGCGTCTCGCCGTGAGTCTGCCTCGCCTCTGTATTAATGTTTTTACTTTGCGTTACAGTTTGTTTGATTGCATCTGCTTTACCTTGCTCGTAAAAATGTTGAGCTAAAGCGTCCGCGTTCATAGCTGCATACAAAGATTTGTGATAACCAGCCGCGTCGTTAAGCTTACTATTACTGTCAACAAACTTGCTGACAAAGTTGTTTAAGTCGCTTTGGTTAGCTTTAACCTCATTTGTATTCTTAACATTGTACCTAAACTTCTTCTCCCCAATATTGAATTCAAAACCTTTGAACTCTGAGTTGAATAAGTTATTAGTTTTATGTAAAAAATCTTCACTATTAGCTTCTTTAATAGAAGCTTTATTATTAGAATCCTCTTTATAGTTCTTGTAGAACTCAACAGCTTCTAATTGATCACTAGTTAGATTGCTACTAGCCTTTATCTCGCTGTAGTACTTTTCTCTTTGAGAATCTAAGTACTCTTTAGCTTTAGCAGCTTCCTCTTTTAAAGCAATCTTTTTCTTTTTAATATCTTTATCACTATCAGCGTCCTCGTCATAACTAAACTTTTCCTCTAGTAGGAAGCTTCTTTCGTCTGAAGATAAATGTGATTTTGTCTGCTTGTAGTACTCGTCTAAAACATCAGAAGTATCTAACTTTGAAATGTCTGTATTCAGCCTAACGTAATCATTTAAATCACCACCAGTGTCCTCCATGAATTTAATCAGCTTTTCAACTGACTCTGGTAAAGACTTACCATCAACTACCTCTGGTTTTGACAAATCCACCTTAGCATCGATCTCTTCCTCTAATGAAACTTGCTCTTCTTCAATCTTTTCAGGCTCTTCTGTAACCTCTTCTAATACTGGTTGTTCTTCTTGTACTTCTCCTTGCGGCTGTACTTCTTCTTGCTCTTCATTGGTGGTATCCTCGTTACCATCAACCACTCCGCCATCGTCAACCTCCTGCTCTTGAGTTTCATCTTGAACTGGTTTTGTTAAGTCAACTTTGTAAACTTCTTCTTCAGTAGAATTAGCTTGACGCAAGTCTACTTTGATAACTTCATCTTGATTTGCCATAATATAATTTTATAAAATAATTAATTGGTGAACTATCATTAATACTTGTCAAGTCCCATATCACCAGTAACTATATCATTACCTGATGATTCAAACTTTTTAAGTGATTCACCTTCACTTTTTCCTGACTGTAATTTTGAGTTTAATTCAAACTCCAGCTTCATTAATTCTTTTTTAACTTCAGCCTCTTGTTTTAAGTACTGTATTTTAAATTTGCTTTTCTGCTCCTCCAACTGAGCCGCAGTAGCAGCCTTTGCTTGATCTTTTTGTATTTCGGTTTGAGCTGCTTGTTGCTGCGCTTGAGCGTTAGCCTGCGACTGTGCTTGAATGTTTTGCTGTTGAAGCTCCTGGTCTCTCTCTTGCTTCTTTCTTCTTTTTACTTTCAATAATTGATTAGCTAGCTTTGTATTTCTAACATCCCTAAGATCTATAGCGTCATCTAAGTCTATTAATTTTTGAGCTAAAGCTACTTGTATATTGTTTTCTAGCATTTGCTTTTCTTCCTCGTCTGGCATCAGCTCTATGAATATACCAAAATCATGAAGGTGAATACTTTTTAATTCTTCTAATGTAGCTACATTGTGAGATCCTATAGCTCTAATAAAAGCCTGTTTGGTTGGGGAGTACTCCACTATATCAGATATTCTAAGTGATAAAGCTTCAGCATTTTCAGCGGTTAAATATAACATTGACTGTAATATGTGTCTAGTAGCCGTGTTTGAGTTAGCGGCTGCCATTTTCTGTATACCAACTAAAGCGTTCTTATCTGGAGTACTACCGTCCCTGGCTTCGTTCAAACCCGTAACATCACGTATCATTTGCAAGTAATAATTGTAAGTAGTAATAAGACTTTGTATCTTATTACCGCCTCCACCGTTTTGGATTTGCTGTATAGGTACTTTACCTGGGTTCATATCACCTTCAGAAGTAAAAGACCTACCTATAACACTACCGGTTTGGAAGAACATATTAAGAGCTTCCTGAGGGTTGTAGTTAGTACCGTTACCCAAGTCGACCTCGGCTAAACCGTCTGCATCTAAATATACACCATCAGGAACCATGCGGTTCATAACCTGCTGTAACTTTAAATGTGTCAACTGGATCATATCAGCAAAACCAGTTATTCTACTCACTAATGACTGTATTCTACCATCGTAAATTCTAGGCGCTACTATACTGTAGTTCATCTTTACTTTACCGAAGCTAGAATCACTTCGCATCATATTGGGAGCTACTTGCCATTTAAGTAACTTGTTAGCACCTAACACATAAACACCTTCGTATAAAGTTTCTTGCAATCTATCTAATCTACTAAACTCACCTTCTAAATTTTCAGGTGGTCTAAATGAATCGTCTTTCTGTATAACTTTATCAGCTCCACTACCAGTTTTCTTTAACTTGTAAACTGAGTTGCAATGAGTTTTAAAATTAAAGTACAGTACGCTAACTTTATTTTTATCTCTATTAGTTCTAACATCTGAGTAATCACTAGAATTATCAACTATTTCTTCTATATCGGATTTAGACAAGTTTGGGAACTCTTTAACTAATTCATTAACCGGTAATCTCTTAACTTCACCTGCGTAATAAATATCATCGAAATAAGGAGAGTCTGTGTGGGAATAAACCAAATCAGCAGGATCTACATACTTAACTTCAACTCCATCAGCGAAGTCAAACGTAGTCTTAGTAGCTCCAATACCTATAGTGACTAAGTCATACAAGACTCGCCGTTTAGTTAGATCGTAGTTGCAACCTTCAAACAACACGTTTATAGCTTGTTCTTCAGCTAATTCAACGGCTTGCTTGTAGTTCAATTGCATGTGAAGAGCTAGCTCGTCTTCGGAATCTGGCAATGATTCTTTATCATTATTGTACAAGTCAACGTTAACGGCCTCAGCAGCCATATCGTTAAAGTCTTTAGTACGCATATCCTCGAGCATCGACTCCATATAAGCTGTTCTTTTGTCGACACCATAT